ACTTCCGTTGTAGTAGGAGGGATAGGATTAGCTAGGATAGTTTGGAATAAAGTGAAGAAATGAGCATCATGAGATGGAGATGGACGGCTTTAATAGTCTATCTCGTAATCTGTATATATGACTTCATGATAGTTCCCATCTATTATGGCGTGGCGAGAATGGGATTAGACCTAGCTGATTATATGAGCCATCTCCAAGCAATTGAAGACCCCTTAGTACAAATGGAGTATTTAAAGAAACTTGTATCTCAACATGAACCTTTCACATTAAAGGGTGGTGGACTATTCCACTTAGCCTTTGGTGCTTTATTGACAGGCAGTGTGTTTGGGAAAAAGGATTAAGTAGAGAATGGGTAGTGCGTATATAGGAGACATTCCAAATCCACATGTTAGGGATTTCCAGAGAAAGAAACTTTATGAAGCAGAGGTATTTACTTCGTTTTGGAGTTCTTTTAAAATACTCTCAAGACCTAAAGTAAAGCACTTCGTTAAGGAAATTTCTGATTGGGCTGGTATCGAGACACCCAAAGTAACTTATGAGACTTCTATTAAGAATGGTCGTGTCGCATTTGCTACTATGTCTTCTCTTGTACTACCCTTTCCTTTAGCTCGAAGTATACCTTATATATGCCATGAGATGTCTCATATAGTTAACTATCAGAGAGGCCCAACAGATCACCACGGGCCAAATTATGCTAAGGTTTATTTAGAAGTAGTTAAAGAATTTATTAGTGAAGATGCTAAACAAGAACTGCAAACGTCGTTTGATGAGCATAAAGTAAAGTACTTAATCTGAAGATTCTATGACAATATTTGAACCATGGGCGCAGTTTCCACCACAAGCACATTGAGTGGCTCCACCTACGCAGTTCTCGCATCCACATCCTTCACAAGTACAATCATCTCCACAAGTACAGCTATCTGCTGTTAAACAAGTACAAGAATTTAAGCTTACCATATTTCTCCCCCTTACTCATTCTCCATTAATTTCATGCCCAAGGCAATAATTCCACCAGTACATCCAGTGGCTATCTCAGCCATTCCTTGCCATACACCTATTCCAGATAAGACACCTAGTACGATTATAGCTAGAAATATTTGCGGTCTAAGTTTTCCCATCATCTTCTCTACCTCCTAAATCTTTCTCGATGGAGATCGTTTAGTGCTTTCTCTTCGTACCAATGATTACCCCAATAATACAAAGACAGGTATAGCTGCCTATCTTTAACCTCATCTCTTCTACTTAAAGTTGAATCTGAACGTTTGGTTGCTTTATTTAGTAGATGTTCATTCCTATACTCTAGTCTGTTGTATTCGTCTAACGCTCTATCATGTTTCTCACGGCCTACAAGCTTTCTAAAAAATTTAGTTACGAAACCTAAGTTCATTAAATTCCCTACCCCCTCTATGTTACTCCTTTATTAATTTAGCTATATCTTTGTCTTCCTTAGAATAGTCTAAAAACTGTTTCGTTATGCTTGAGGGTACTTCAAACCATGGATGTCCAGAAGCGTCTGCCCTTCTTCTAGCTTCCGCTTTAACGGAATCAGTGAAGTCAGGTGAGTCTTCATCCAGCTTATCTCCTAGGTCTTGTCCAGCCTCGTTTACCGTCCATGGCGGTTTATGGTTTATCGGTACTCCCCAATCATTCGTTTCTACTTCTACGACAGGTGTATACCTCATTCCTTCAAGCGGTTGCTCAGAGGGAAATCCGTATTCCCTTAATAGTTGATGATGCTCTGCATCTCTTGCTGCATAGTTATGCAAGGTACTGAAAGACTCCCCATTTTTAAATGGGTCTTTATTTTCTGCCTTTGCCATTATATTCGTAAAGACAGATATAGTGTCGTGACCGAATTCGCTACATGCACAATCTGCAGACTTCTGTAGTTCTTGCCACTTTTCAAATGATTTAATAAAATCTATTTTCCCCTCATTATTTTCCATAAGAATAATCTCCAATACATTAGGTTTACTCCCCCCATCAGATGTTGGATCACCCCCCTCAGAAGATATATTAGGACTATACAATTTACACCAGTCATTAGGATGAATGTCACCCATAACTAGTTCACATCGACCTGCATCATCTTCAGCGTTTCTGACAAAGAACTGGCATGATTCACATTTAATACCAGCTTCTAGTTCTGGAGCAGTAGAATGTCGTAATCCTGCTTCTTCAGGACTGACTTGACCGTCTCGTTTTTCTAATTTAACAAGACAACTTCCATCTATACATGAGCCTGTGGGAGTAGCGAGACTCTTTAATAGATCGAAACCAGCCCCCTGATTAACTCCTTTTTCACATACAGTCACTTCTGCAAGTTCCATTTCGTCAACCTGCATGTAAGGCATTAATCCTTTCTGCATGTTTTGAGTCTTGGTAGCTGATCCAGCTATAGAATAACTTCTAAGCTTTCCATCATTGATTTGATCAATAACTCGATTTGCTATACGAGTATCATCTCTGATTTCACATATAAAGTATAGACCTTTACTGTCTACACCAGACTTGAATATCTGTCCACCCTTGCTGATATAGGCTGGTAATGCCCAACCTACTTGAACATCGCTATGTAGTACCATAGCATTCCGTGTACGGAAGTTAGCCATGTAGCGTTTGAAAGCTTGTTCCAAAGCATCTGTAGTAATCATATGACCTTCTTTGTCTATTAATTCTACAGAGGCAGGGCCACCAACAACTATAGGATCGGAATCTACGAACTCACTAGCAGCTTCAGCATATTCAGGAGCGTTTGGAAAAGCGCGAGACAGTGTTAGAACCTCAGCCTTGGAAGCTATTCCAGCTTTCCATAGTCGTTGATACTCATCTAAAGCTCCTTGAATATCATTAACTGTGGTTCTGCCGTTCTGAGCTTTTTCCAATAACATTATTTCAGCATCGTCAGATACCCATGAATAAAGATCACTCATTCTATATTCTCTCCTCTAGACGTAATGTGTTCCCCAGACGACTCCACTAACCGTTGGAGTATTCTGAGCAGCTATTACGGTAATCTTATTAGTAAATCCTAGCGGTATGTTTGTTTCCAATGTTCCTCCACCTAACACAGCTATTCCAGTTGTCGTAGAAGCTATAGTATCAAAAGCTACGTACACAATGTCGGCTTCGGTTCCAGACTCATTCTTTAATGTTATCCCTTTAATGAGGGCTAATCCCGGTTTTTTAATTGAAGTGGATGCACTAGCCGTTCCTGTCCACTCGTAATTTAGTCCGCTGTCACCGTCTACATAAGTAGACACTGCTGTAGAATCGTCTCTGACTTCAAACATGATTTTATCAACATAAAAACTTATGTTGTGTTGAGCAGTAGTAGTTATAGATAGTCTATATGCTGCGGCAGCAGTACTTCCGGGAATTGTATACTGAGCAGTAAGCCTTTTCCAACTTGCTGCTAGGTCATCTGTACCACTCGTTGCAAGTATATTTCCATCTGTATCCATTATCTCAAGAGTAACTGCACCTGAAGCCGATGCCCCTCTATGTTCTACTTGTACTGAGAGATGTTGAGGATTAATATTAAAAGGTATTGTCGGTGAATCCCAGTAAGCACCTTCATCTGCTGCAGAATTGTCAGGGTTTACTAAAAGTGATGCTGTTCCTAATGATTGTTGTCCAGTATCTCTCGAAATAGCTGACCCTGTCGCGGTAAACATTGTGATGTCGGCTGCTTCAACTCTAGGGTTAGTTACCCAATTTGTAGCAGTTTCACCTCTGTCAACTGTGAATAATGTAGATACTGTGGTTGAGGTTGCAGCCCTAAAAGGTGAATATCTTGTATAAGGATGGAGAGCTTGTCGGGTAGAAAAGTCTATATCCCAACCTCTCGCATCTGTATGTCTTTCATTTGCCATAAATTACACTCCCAATCTTAGTCGTATTAATCCTAATACTGCTCCCAAGACCACAGTAGCATGAGCAAATAGGATTCCAGTGAAGACTGCTAAGGCTTTCGCTCCGTACATCTTGTTTCTCCATGACCTTAAGTCTTCTAACTCATCATTTACCTTATCTAAGCCTCTACATAATGTTTCATTTAGTGTACTTTGTGTTGATATATAAGTATCTAATCTCTCCATATAGACGGCTAAGTCTATTGAAAGGTCTTGTTTTTTCTGTTTAGAGGCCATAAATAACTCCTTCTACACAATAAAGGGGGTATATCTCTATACCCACCCTTTAGGTTACACACCAAATGTTAGTATTCTAACGTAGACCGAACTGACATCAGTCGTATCTGCGACTTCATCTAGTGCGGCTCCATCAGCACCTGCCTCATAAAGAACTAATTTCTCACCCGAATAATCATACTCAGCTACATATCCATTATCTTCAGATGATGTTAACATAATATGAAGACTGTCAAACCCTAGTTGGGTAGGCGTTAACGACTCCCCACCAGTAGCATATGAACTATCGAATAAAATTCTCTTTATGACATATTTATTGTTACCGGGAACTCCTACTACATCCATTGCATTGCTTGGAGTTGAAATTGTTAATGCCATATCGTTATTCCTCCATTATAAAGTTTATTAAATGTGTAGGGGGCATAAGATTTCTTACACCCCCCCCACACACAAGGGTTATTTAACTGTTCAAATCTGCGATCTTTGCTTGGACAAAGATGTTCTTGCATCGCATTTCTGCCATGGTATAGAGCAAACCTCTTACCACTAGGGCATTAGCTGCGAAGTAGTCACGGTTCTCAACGTACTGAGTAGGTTGAGCAACTGCAATTTCAAGATAGTCTGTATCCAAAACATAGACATTGCTTCCCAATACTGCATCTGCAGATGAAACCGACTTCGGCACATCAGCATCTGGAAGAATTGGAATTCCTTGATACGTAGCCAACACTAGACCAGTTCGAGTGCCGGGGAAGGTTCGCTCTGAACCTACACCTACCTGATACTCTTCCTGTCCCATGTACCTCTGGTTAGAGTTCAAAAGTCGCTCTAGTTTGAAGTATTGGTCATGTCCAAGAAGAATCAGTTTAGGCTCTCCACCATTCTCTCTGACCTTCTGAATGGCTGTGTCAAGTAGTGTGAGAGACAAGTCTCGTCCCACACCTGAGTTATGGGAGACATAAGCACCAGCGTCCCAATCACCTGCAGCTCGTCCAGCCTGAGTTAGATCATAAGCCCTAACGTTGGCTCCACCAGACGCACCACCAACTACCGCGCCGTCTTCAGCAACGACGTCGTCAATTGAGGTGAGACCAGCACGACTGTAGATAAATGCTACGTCTCCATCGGCATAAGCAGTACCGCTAGCGACAGTTACTACACCAGTAGAGGTGTTAACTGCGGATACCGCAGAACCGGAAGTCCTGTCGAATCCTGTACCAACGTTGTTCATTCCAACTGCATCACCGACTTTAAAATGTTTTGCTACTGCTGCAGGTACTGTAAACGATGTTGCTCCACCTGCAGATACTAGATATGCGGAACCAGCAAGTAGTTCCTCGTTAATTTCCTTTACGTGGTCAAGCTGTGCATTCTCATTCTCTAACGCCAGCACATCCCCAACACCGCCTTCTAATTGAGCGGTGAAGACTGACTTCACGGATGCTCCGAAGGTCGTAGAAACGACGCGAGGCAAGCTCGATACCGTCTCAATGTTGGAAATATCTACTGTCGGGAGAGAACCAGTCTCTGTCACAGGTCGGGATCGTCCCGAACCCCTGTCCGTCCTAACACGCCAACCAGCCGTATTTCCCCAGACTGTTCTGGGAATGGCATTGAAGAAACGTGTTTGGTTGTTCAGGGCTTGCCAAACCTTACGCCCATAAGTAGTGTTGAATATACCGGTGGCAGTGTCTACTGTAAAGTAGCTCTGCTTCATCAAGTATTCAGGACCGAATACTGACTGGTACAATCCACGCTGCGATTGGGCTAAATATTCACTAAGGGATGGATTAGCCATGATATTTCCTCCTATTTAAATCTAATTTATTCATATTAATCAAGAAGTTCCCTTGGAACTCCTTCAGTATTACCAGTTTCTATCTGGTGTTGTAAGTCACGAAGCTGTTTATAAGACATTCCTGTTAGTTGATCAACGGTCTCTGCAGCATTATCGTTCTTTACGATAGGTGTAGAACCATCAACTCCTAGAGGAGTCTCAACACGTTGTGGTTTCTGTAGTCCGTTCTCTTCTCTAAAGCCCATCTTGCGAAGGCGGCTCTCAGCTTCCTTAGTAATCGCCTTATCCATATTAGAACCAACTTCTTTAAG